TCTGCTTTATCCGCTACACCTAGTATTGGTATTAGTTTAGGTGGTAATAGTATATCAGTATATACTAATGGCGAGGCTCCTACTATACTGGCTAGTTTAAGTGGTAATACTGCTACTAGTTCTGCTTTATCTGCTATACCTAGTATTGGTGTTAGTTTAAGTGGCAATACTGCTACGGGTTCTGCCTTATCTGCTACACCTAGTACAACTACTAATATAAATATAACTGCTACAGGAGTTTCAGCGACTGGGTCTGCTTTATCTGCTATACCTAGTATTGGTGTTAGTTTAAGCGGTAATAGTATATCAGTATATACTAATGGCGAGGCTCCTGCTATACTGGCTAGTTTAAGTGGTAATACTGCTACTAGTTCTGCTTTATCCGCTATACCTAGTATTGGTGTTAGTTTAAGTGGTAATAGTATATCAGTATATACTAATGGCGAGGTTCCTACTATACTGGATAGTTTAAGTGGTAATACTGCTACTGGGTCTGCTTTATCTGCTATACCTAGTATTGGTGTTAGTTTAAGTGGCAATACTGCTACGGGTTCTGTCTTATCTGCTACACCTAGTACAACTACTAATATAAATATAACTGCTACAGGAGTTTCAGCGACTGGGTCTGCTTTATCTGCTATACCTAGTATTGGTGTTAGTTTAAGCGGTAATAGTATATCAGTATATACTAATGGCGAGGCTCCTGCTATACTGGCTAGTTTAAGTGGTAATACTGCTACTAGTTCTGCTTTATCCGCTATACCTAGTATTGGTGTTAGTTTAAGTGGTAATAGTATATCAGTATATACTAATGGCGAGGTTCCTACTATACTGGATAGTTTAAGTGGTAATACTGCTACTGGGTCTGCTTTATCTGCTATACCTAGTATTGGTGTTAGTTTAAGTGGCAATACTGCTACGGGTTCTGTCTTATCTGCTACACCTAGTACAACTACTAATATAAATATAGGAATTAATGGTAGTGTAGCTGCTGCATCATGTAATAATATAACTCCTTCTCAAGATGTATCAGTAGGGGTATCTTCTAATACTAGTGGCTCCTATATAGGTAATATAGTACGAACTATTAATATAGTATTAACTAGTAATAGTTCTCAAACTACTGCCATAGGATCCCTAATAAGTTCGCAAGTAGTAAGTACTAATATTTTGGGCAATAATAGTATAAGTATATTAAGTAGTATTACTACTTCCCAGTTAATAAGTATACCTATATCCTCTGTATCTAGTACTACTATACTTAATTCTCTAGCTCCAAGTATACATATAAATTTACAAAGTAATACAATAATAGCAGGAGTTTCTGTTATTAACCCTAGTATATCAATATCTTTATTAGGCAATATTTCTACAAGCACTAAAGGTAGTATATCGGGTCAAGAAGTAAAAACAATATCAATTTATGGTAATATATCTAATCTATCCATAGGTACTTTAGATACAATAATACAGCTTTTAGATATAAGTGAAATAACTCGTAGAAGCAGGGTTACTTATATAAGCAGTACAGCAGAAGATATAATAATTAAAGTAGAAACAGTATCAACTATTATACCAACAGTTATTGAGGATATAGTAATTAAATTAGCAGGTATGTATACTATCATACCCGCTAATGATAGTTCAGATGTATTTATTGGAGGAAACAATGAATTACAAACAATTATTAACAGTAGGAACAACTGATATTCCTAGCTCGTCACAACTATGGTTTCATTTAGGCAATATTGCAGTAGTTGCTTTATACATATATATAGGTATAAAAATAGCTCTAGCTGTAGGCAATAATTCTACAGCTAGTATTGGTCTAATAGATTCTTTTTGTTGGCTAACTGGGGTGGTAAGTGGTATTATAACAGGTAATAAATTTGCTAATACTTTACTACATTTAAAATATAAAGATAAGGAAGATGAAAGAAATGCCGATACTACTGAGTCTACTAAGTAACTACTGGAAGCAACTAATTTTAGGAATAATCTTAGCAGTAGCAATAGGAATTTGCTATATGTCTATATATAATAAAGGGGCAACAGATGAAAGAGCAGTTTGGCAAAAACAAATTGCCGAAACGGAAAAACTAAGAGATCAACAAGTAGCTAGTATAGAAGAATTTAGTAAAACTACTTTAGACCAACAAGTTCTTAATAATATACAAAAAACTAAAGAACTACAAGAAATTCTTAATAAGATTAAAAATAAGCCTCTAACTAATGTTCCATGTACTCCTAGTACTGACTTTATTGATGCATATAATTCAACAATAACTAGGGGTAATAAGAAATGAAATATATTATTATAATATTATGTTTGCTTAATATATCAGGGTGTACTACATACATGAATAAATATTGTATAGACCACGAGTTCTCCGTAGATAGAAAAGTAAATATAGACCCTAGATACTTACTTGAGTGTGATGATCTAGCTGTAGTAACAAGCGAGAAGCCTTCGTTTGAGGATATATTAGTAAATGTAAGTATAAATACTAACACCTTTTCTATCTGTAAACAAAAACAACATGATAGTATTTTACTGCTAAAGAAATTTGCTAATATTAAAGACTAATCTTTTATAAGGCAACATATGTCAACATCTAAACGTGCAAGAAGTTCAAGAAGTAGTGGGACTAAAGAAACAGAATATGATAGTCAGTTTATTCCTATTCAGCCGAGAAACTTTGCACAAGAAATGTACTTAAATAGTATTAGACAGAATCAAATTACATTTGCAACTGGTCCTGCAGGTACTGGTAAATCTTACATAGCAACTGCCTTTGCAGCAGAACAACTATACTATAGAAAAGTAAGTAAAGTAATACTTACTAGACCTGCTGTAGAGGCTGGAGAATCTATGGGATACCTACCAGGAGAACTTACTGAAAAGTATGCCCCTTATCTAGCGCCCTTCAGGGATATTTTAGACGATCAACTAGGTAAATCCTTTGTTGAATACTGTCTTAAGTCTGGGGCAATAGAACCAGTACCTATAGGATTCATGCGTGGGCGCACGTTCAAAAATGCGATTGTCTTAATAGATGAAGCACAGAACGCCACCCCCACACAAATGAAACTTATTCTATCTCGTATTGGAGATAACTGTAAAATTATAGTTGATGGAGACGTTACGCAAAAGGATATAACAGGACTATCCGGGTTAGAGGATGCTATTACTAGACTATCTCATATTTCCGGAGTAGAGACTATTAGGTTCTTAAACAATGACATTGTTAGGTCAGGTATGTGCAGAAAAATAATTCAAGCATACGAAAACTAAGGGGGTATTATATGAATGGATTGACGTGGTGGCTTTGGCAAGTAGGTCTAGGGATAGACCAATTCGCCAATACTTTAATAGGGGGCTGGGCAGATGAAACATTATCTGCTAGAAGTTATAGACTAAGAAATATGCACAAAGGATGGCATTTTATGTATATATTTATCAACGGCATATTCTTCTGGATGCCTGATCACTGTCAATCTGCCTATGGTAGTGAAATACTTAGATTACAAGTTCCCGAGGAGGAACGATAAAAAAGCCCGTACAGTTTAAACTGTACGGGCTTTTTTATTTATTTTATAGGACAAACTCCTGAAGCACAGTCGTCTTGTACCAACTCATCAAAACTATCTGCATTTCTACTTAAATCAACTTCGAGTAGTATTGATACGTATTCCTTATATGCTTCCTCAGTAACAACTTCTTGTGGTAGATATAAATATCCTAAATCCTTAGCTGTCTTAGTAGGATCTGCTCTATAAATAAAACTTACTCCTACATATATATCCCAGTTATTTAATAGCCAGTCTATAATCTCAGGAATTTCCTCAACTAGATAACTAATAGTTATAGAGGTATTTTGCTGGGTCCAGTTAGTCTGAATCAATTTATACCTCTCTAGCTGATCTATAGCTGTATCTAGGTTTACTTCCTTACCGTCTACTACATGGAAAGGTACATCATCCCAACATACAGGGAAAGTAATTAATACCCCTGAATCATCGGTAGGATGATTAATAATCTTATAGTTAGCTGCTCTCAGTATATCTACTATAGGATCGTGTTTACTAAACTGTACATTATTAAATATATACTTTCCTAAAGGCTTATGGACCCCTTCAGTTGTATCCATGATCTTGCTTAATGTCTTAAGTGTTACGAAATACTCGATTCCAGTATTTCTCTTTATATTTCTATAAAGAACAGACTATATCTTCACCCTTTCGGGGCTTCCCACTTCGAACTTTCTTAAGTCCTACGTCTTTCGACTAGTCGTTGAACCTTCATCATACCTAATAGGATTAGATGCTTGGCTGCTGATTGTCTGTTAGTCCAAGTTGCTTTTCTACAGATCTTAATGTTTCCAATAAGCTGTCTGGAACTTGGCTCTTGAGAGATTCCAGCAATTCGAGAAGATTTTTATATTTCATTTCTGAAATATGTGGCACAATGGATGTATTTCTTTGATGCAGCTTTCCATGACAACTATCGCATACAGTTAATAGATTATTAAAATCATGTACCCGAATATCATTATCATCAAAAAGCCAATAACTAATTATATGGTGTATATTTAAATTATATTCCGACGAGCATATCTCACATTTAGAAGTACTGCTTTTATACTTTTTAGATATTCTATCCCATTCTCGGGTATAATTAGTATATCTTGGTGTCCCAGTATAGAAGTGATTCCGCTCTCCAGTTGAATAAAAGGATTTACGTTCCTCTGTAGTTCTTAAATAAATATTATCACTAGTTAGATTACTAAAATCATTATCTAGCATACCTATCTCTGATCCTTCTGGTAAATAACATTCATGTACCAGTTCCCACAATACTTGGTGTGCTCGTACTTGATAGGAGTCTTTATTAGCACTAGGGTGTCCCCACATACTAACATTGAATCTGATAGACTTACCAGCTATATTTATTATAGGGTTGGATAATTTTTCTAGGGTTTGTTCTACTAACCAGTCGTCTTCCCAATATCTGCCCCCTATTAGTCCCCATTTAATCATCCATTTTCTAGATAATGTATTAGATACTTTAGGGTAGGGTATTACTGCCCCACAATAGTCTATAAATTTTTTAGCTACTATTCTACTAGATGTTACTACTCCTAATACTTTAAGTACTTCTTGTTGATTATACCCTTCAACTTCTATTAATTGCTTAATATAATCTTTACCACCAACTTTAGCTACTATTTCTTCAATATTATACATACTTTTCTCACTTGTAAAATACTATTTTATCATACAAGTAATAAAAAGTCAACCCCAAATTTTTTGACCACTCGGTTTAACGCAAGTAACGTTCTTTGGCATTGGTAAGCCCAACTCATTAGCCATTCCAATAGCGGCAGACGTTGCTGTTCTTTTTAAATATTCATACTCATATCCTGTTAAGTCTGGTCTCTTAGCAATACCAGTTAATCCGACCCCACAAAGACGTAAGAAGTAATTATTAAGATGCCAGGCTTCTTGTAATACCCCATCTTTTAGATTTACACAAGTTTGACGGTAATTAGCCCTGGCTGCGAGCTCCAGAGCTCGATGTAGGCCTGCTCTATCATGTTTAAATTTACCTATATCGACTTCAGTAAGATTACAAAAAGACTTATTACCTAATAAGATCTCCACACAGGGATTACATCCTATAAACCAAGGTGCTCTACTTCTTGCAGCTGCCGCATTGATAAATCCGGGTTCTGACCCTCCTGCAGCAACCATTAACTCAAAGATTCCTGCTAATTGTTTCTTACTAGGTTTAGTATTAAATAGTAAAGAATTATTAGATTGCTGGCGTTGAAAGTTTCCATGAACCCACCAGTCTTTCTTAGCTACTGCAAATTCCTCCCACTCTGGTTGATCTACCTCAAACAAGGCAATTTCCGCACTTCTACGACTACTAAGAATAGTACCTAGCCAGTTTACTATATCAAGAATATTCATTCTTGTTAGTAGAGAGTCTGATCTATCGTTAAGAATTTTAGCTATTGCCACATACGCTACAGCAATAGCATCATCACCAGAGCTTATCCATCCATACCCTTTTAATCTATCTCCGGCTGGACGAATTTGTGAAAAATCTAGTACTAGTGTATGTACATTATACTTTCCAGCCAATAGTTTTCCTATTGATTTAGCCCAAGATTCCGCAGAGTCGCCTACGCTAATTGTCCATACCCCGTCGATTACAGTTTCTAAATTAGTTTCACGACCTCCTTTATTTTTTCTTTGAGTTCTTATTACTTCTATATTCTTAATCGGCTTGCTGAATCCATTAAGCGTTCCAACCTTTGGTTTGAAGCCCACGCCGCAGCCTTGAAGTAAAAGCCATAATATATCAACTACATCATATACTGTTTCTACTTCGGTAAAGCTACAGTTAAATTGAGATGCTTCACGTTGCTTGGCTACTTCAGTTCCCCCAAGCCATAAAGTTCTACCGCTCATTGATACTTTACGATCTAACATTAACTGTTCTAAATCATATAGTTCTGCAAACTCAAAATCATTTAACTCATTGCCTTTAGCACGTTCCCATAACCATTGTTGATGGTCAATAACTCTAGCTACTGTTTCTTTCCATGTTTCAAAGACTGTACCTTGGTCATTAAGGGGTCTGTTGTATGTTCTTCTTGTTATTACCTGTGCTCGTGTACTTGGCTTACTCATACTACTCCTTTATCTGTCGATCCAAAACCCCCTGCGCCACGTTCAGTAGCGGAGGAAAATTCCTCAATTGCTATAAATTCGGCACGAATTATTGGTAGAAATACTAGTTGAGCTATCTTCTCCCCCGGTCTAATACATATAGGCTGTATAGTATTTCTATTGAGTATAGATACTAATAATTCTCCTTGGTAGTCTTTATCTATAATACCAGTGCCATTTCCTAACACTATACCTTCCCTATGCCCTTTACCCGATCTAGGGAATATCATGGCCACACAGTCTTCTGGGATTGACTGCATATTAATACCTATTCCAGTAGGTATTAGGGTCGCATTTCCAGGATATATATCTCGCTCATTTTTAATACAAGCTACTAGATCTACTCCTGCGGAATCAATTGTTCCATATTTAGGAATACTTGCATTTTTATTTAAAAGTTTAATTTCAATTTGTCTTTTCATTTCATCACCATAGGGATACTGCCCCAAGTTAAAGTTCTCTTTCTAGGTACCCCACAGTTTACGCATTTAATTACTGGAGGTTTTTCACTACTCTTTACTTCTACAGCTACCTTATTATTACAGCAAGGACAGTAGTAAATATAGGTCATCCTAAGTACTCCTTTAAAATATTATCAATAACTTTAGTATTCTCTTCTCCAATAGCTTCATCACAGTGGGTAAGTAGGTCCATTAACTGATAGTTAAGTAGGATTAAATCTTTACACTTATTTAATGATTGAATATATTTATATTTACTACTAATTGGTAGAGACGCTGCAATATCAAAAGCACTCCCATATTCCTTAATTAGGTCATGGGCACGTTTGGGTCCAACTCCTTCCACCCCTTTTACATTATCACCAGTATCCCCCATTAGACACTTAATACTAATATGGTCTTCAGGATCATAGTCATATTGTCCATGCCAGTTATCTGCTCTAGTCTCTTTTCTAGTAACATAAGAGAATCTAGATATATGGTCATTAACTAGTAAATCCCAGTCTTTATCTGAGGAGATTAACCAAATATCTGTAATGCTTGGGTAATGGCGTATCTTTTTAACTATATAAGCAGCTATATCATCTGCTTCTACTTTATTAAATTTAACAACTGGGTACTCTGTAGTACTAAGTTGGAGTAAGGTATTATTAAATTCTTGAAAGAACTCTTCAAATTCTTGTGTTTCTTCTGGGGTTTGATCTTTATATTTTTCCTCTCTATTAGCTTTATACTCAGGATATAGTGCTTTGCGGTAAGAACTGCTTCCTTGGTCACAAGCAATAATAACTTTAGATGCTTTATAAGATCTTTTTAGTGAGTCTACTACTTTAATGTAATCATCAACAAATTGAACTGATTTAGCGTGCTTATACCTGAAGGCTAGATTAAGAGAATCCACTATCATTAAAGTGCTTTCATTTGTTTCTGCCATATATTTAAAATCTTTACTCATACAAACCTCGGTTTTTCATAAGTGAGCCAGTCTGATAATTTAGACGTGTAGAACTCATGATTATTAAAATGTAGTAACATCCAGTTATACTCGTCAGACATTGGCATCTCTTTAAAAGCACAAAATACCTTAGATCTATCAAACTTATATATTAGCAAAGGTTTTCTACTAATTTGTGCTGATTCTCTAATAGTCTGTTCCCACCAAACCTGAATTTGAGGTGTTTTATCTGTAAGAACTTTACTAGTCAAATGATCCTCCTTATAGTGCTTTACTTCTATACAATATATGTTTAATGAGTTAGGAACATATACATCTCCTTTTAGACCATGAGCAGCATCTAATGCTCCGCTCATAGGTATACGTTTAAAACTTAATCCAGTATGCTCAGATAGAAGTTTTACTATATCGGCTTCTGCTCTAGCCCCTTTTTGCCTTGAATCTACCATATTAACTCTGCTCTCTTTTTCTGTATGTCTAGTAAGCTAATTAAGTTAGATTCTACGGCCTCTTTAGTTTTAGGATTATTTCTACTAAAATAAAAAAACTCCGTACTACTCATTAGCGTATATAATACTCTAATTGCTTCTACTAATTCAACAGAAGTCATAGGAAACTTATCCTCTTTATAAAACCCTTTTGTAGGTGGAGGGGATTTTATCAGTGGAGGGAATTTTATCATCCGTCTCTCCTCAAACTACTCAAATTATCTCTACTAGATTGAAGTACATGAACACCCTCATTTAGACTAGAGAAGAACATATTATTTCTTATAGCCAGTATTTTTAGACTTTCCTCTGATGAAATACTTATATGCCCATTTCTTGCCCCAATATACCACCAAGATATATCATGTTTCTTAGTAGCAAGTTGGGTAGAAAATAGTATTACCCCCTTTCTAGGATCTAAATACTTCTTAATATCTTTTATGGTTTTATCTATATCTAAAGAGTGTTCAAATACTTCAATAGCAGTTATGAGTTTAAATACCCCCGAGGGGGTCGTATTTGCAGAGTAAGGGTCGTATGAAGTAGAGTCCCAACCATATAAGCTATTTAACTTGCTACCCATCACCCCCTGACCACTACCATAGTCTAGGTGTTTAAACTTTTTATAGGGGTAGAATAGTTTTGATATCCAGGCAGCATAGTTAGTAGGTCTAATATCTACATAGTCTGGATCGTAGCGTATATACTCATCATTATATACCTTATTCCCTAAATCTTCTGGAGTCCAAGATAGCATTTCAGGACAGCTTATAAAGTTACATTTAGTACACTGTCTATACTCCATCATAGTATTATTAAACACAGGTACTTCCGCGTTATTCCTATCAAATGGAATACTTCCTAAGCTTTTAGTACTACTATTACAAATTTTACAAGTCATTCTAACCTCGACAAATTATTCTCTTTTACTACAGTTACTTTCTCTAGTAAAGGATGCGTAAACCCATGAGATACTAAAAAGGTGTTTAAATGTTCTTCTTTTAAAAGAATCTCAATTAGTTTTTCTTTACCGTCTATATCTAAGCTATCTACTGTTTCATCTAATATAAGTAAGTTAATTCTTGCATTAGATAACGACTGCATAAGTTTGCGGATTGCAAGAAGGGTGGCAGTATTAACCCTGGCCCTTTCTCCTCCGGAGAGGGCCAGTATTTCAATATCCTTACCATTATCGGTAATAATAACATTGAGTTTATCTCCAGTAGTTACTTTAAATGTTAACTGGAACCTGCCTGCAGAAATTTCAGTGAGGTACTCATTAGCCAAAACTTCTAAATCTTTTACTAAACATTCAATTTTATAGGCTATTAAACCATTTGTACTAAATGTTTTCTGCAAAATCTGTAATAGAGATAGTCGTTTAGTAAGTACTTTTAGTTCCTCAGAGTATGTTTTAATTTCTAAGGACATTTGTTGTATTTGTTCCTTAATTACTTTCACTTTAGAGTTATGTGCAGTTACTAAGGTATTTTCTTTTATTGCTTTTTCAAGTATTTCTTCTCTACGTTCAAGTTCATCTCTAAGTACAAAAATCCTACTATCTATAGCATTTACGTCTAGAGTTTCAGTAGGTAGAGTATGATCTATTAAAGAGTGGAGAGTCTCCCATGTAGACTTAATTTTTGATACCCTTTCAGCCTCCCTATTAATTGCAGCAATTTCAGTAATTTGTATATTAATCTCCGATATCTTGCTGGAAGCCGCTGTCTTAATAAGGTCTTGCTCTTTTATTAATTCCTCCAACTTCTTAGCGTCCACTTCCTGTAAACAGGTAGGACAAGTACCATTCAGTTTAGCTACTTTAGATATAAATGCTTCAGCTACTTTAATATCTTGCTTGGCTACCGCTAACTCCCCTACTAACCCTTTATCTGATCTAAGTTCTACTACCTTAGATATATCTGAAATATCTAACTCTAAGAACTGTTTTTTGTATATCTCATTTTTAGAGATCTTCTTATTAGTAGCATCTAACGTAGAAAGTTCTTGGTATAAGCTTGCTATGGTAGGAGCAGGGTCATTCTCCCATACTGGAATACCTCTTACTTCTTTAATAGTTAACTTCTCCTTAGCGTGTTTATCTAACCAAGATTGTGTAGTACTAAATTTTGTTTCAACTACTAATACATCCTCAGATAACTTCTTAGATAGCCCTTTAAATACTTCAAAGGCTTCCGTATACTTAGTCAAACTAAGTAAGTCAATAAGAAATTTCTTTCGATTAGTATCTGTAGCTGTTAAAAACTCTAGTGAAGCACTAGAACTCTGATAAACTAGCTGTGTGAAAGTTTTATGATCAAATCCTAAAATTTCTTCAATTTGTTTGAATGTAGCAGTAGCAGTATGAGCACTAATGTTATGTTTATTCCTATAAAGGGATACAACCTGGGTACTACCTCTAGTAGTTTCAATCTCATATATATCTCCATCTTTATCAAATTCTAAACTTATAGAATACAACTTATCTTTGATATGCCTATTAAGTATATCTGCTTTTTTAATACCTTTGGAGTTTTTATTAAAAAGGACTTCTTCAAGTATAAGCGCTATAGAGGATTTACCGTGTCCATTCTTCCCTACTAACTGTGTTATTAGATCTTTATCTAAGATAATTTCATTTTTTATACTGTAGGAGAATAAATTATCCCATTTTAACTTCTTTAGAGTAATCATTAAAAATTCCCATTGTTTCGTTTATTGTATCTTCTGGTAACATAAGCACGTAACGTAAATACTCTGTTACTTCTTCTTCTATAGTCATTTCTGGTGAGAGAATAAGCGCTGTATCTGTATTACGCTTTACTACCTTCTTATCCATTAACTCACTATCTTCAACTTCTGAAAGTTGAGACATATCTCCCTCAATTTCATAAATTGTATGGTCTGGATACGTCTGCGGCATAGGGTCCCCAGCCTGAATAGTTTTTCGTATTAGCTGAGGCAACTGTAATACTTCGAAAGCATGTGCCATAGTACTAGTATCAAATATAATTACTCCCGTATTAACATGCTTTCTATGGAAGCTGGTAGTAACAGGACTACCTGGGTATAGTATATTTCTTTGGCTATTTTCATAGCTATGTAAGTCTCCTGCTAAAACTACTTTCCATCTATCCAGTAGGCTAAGGTCAATCTCTGCTTTAACGTGTGGGGGAATTTCCCCACGTACATGAGTTACTAAAATATCCCCATGGAAGTCTAAGTCATTAGGAGCATATTCCTTTAGTTTATTATACGGGATAAAGTCTATATTCTCTAGAGAGTAGTAATCATCAAGTACTCTAACTTTAGGATTAATCTTACTTGTTATATATTTGAGGTACGTGAGAAAGGTTGTATTCTTTTTTAAGGCCTCATGGTTGCCGGGTAGTATATATGTAGCAACTTGTCTAGTTGCTACAAATTCATAGTATAACTCTAATTCCTCAAGTGAGGGACTACGGTCGAAGAAATCACCCATTACTAAGTGTAAATCTATTTTTTCCTCTTTCTCTATTAGACTAAGTTTATCGAAAAGCATATTAAACCTTTTCCTAGCCCACTCATTAGGAATATTTTTAGTATTAAGCTTTATGTGATAATCCGCTGAACATAGTAATTTCATAGTTTTCTAGTTCTCCTAGTATTTCAATTTTCTCTAAAGTATTTATACCATAAGCTTCCCACTCATTTTCGCAAATACTTCCTTCTGTATACTCAATACAACTAAGTATCTTTAATAGAGCCTCTTTATAGTTCATGTATGTCTTTAGCTGTTAAGATAGGAAATACTCCATCAGCGGAGTATTCGATGCATATTCCACTAGTAACTCCTAGATACTCTTTTTTCTCTAAGTCATATACATCCATATATACCTCATGGTCTCCGAAACTTGCTTCTGCTCCACAAGCCTGGTGATCTATAACTAAGACTTGTAGCATTTTAATTAAATCTTTTGTTTTCATTTATTTTCTCCAATGGAAATAGCCCCACAAGTATTACTATTTGTGGGGCTATTATACTTAAGCTAGATCGTTAACTGCTTCTTTTTCAGCTGCGGTAGGCTCATCTTCTATAGCTCCTGAGACTATCTTTTCAAGAGCGATTTTAACCTGCTCTGTAGTAGGACGCTGATACTTAGTATCAATATCTTCAGCCGCTTCCGCTAATTCTTTTTCTGCGGCTGACAACTCACGTTTTTTACAACGGAGAACTGATAGTGTGTATTCAACATTGAAGGGCAAAGGTCCAGTTTTAACACGCTTAAATACAACGTCCCATCCTGTTACTAAATCTGTAGGATCTCCCAAATCTTCTGCTGCATTAAGAATTTGTTCAAATAATTTCTTTTTAAGATTTAGAACTTTTACTTTCCCATCGGTTGGGTCAATACAATTAATCGAATAAGCCCAAGAACATTTCTTTTCTGGAAAGAACTTAGGAACGTGATCTACTTCCGAATTCGTAAATTTTTCTACTTGACGGTCAAATGCCAAACACTCTACAGGAATATCTTTCCCGTTAGTACCTTTAAGCCAGTACACATATCGTGGCAGAATGCCACCAATTAGCCGTACTGTATTTTCTCCATCTTTATACTCAAATGCGTCGAGTTTGTTTTTAATTGCTTTCCCTGCTGTTGAGCCAAATGCTAGTGCCATATTATTCCTCGTATTTAAAATGTATATCTGTCTTAGTAATGATTAGTAGTGGATTAGTTCTTATACTGCCTAGATTAATATCTTTAAAGTATGCTAGTGGTAAAGTCTTAATTCCATACATTATATATAGTGCATAGTCTCTTTTAGCCGAAAGTAGTATATACTGGTAAATATATAGTATATCTGTTGTTTTATCCGTAAAAAGTTTTTCTGGGTTTATTAAGAAACTATGTCCTATAAGTTTTGATGCTCTGCCTTTTAGTAATTCAGGTTTTTCCTTATATTGCTTAAGTATAGATAAAAGAGATATTGGACTTCCTTTTGATTCTTTTACTAAGTTTTCCCAGTTATAAAATAAAATCATTTTCCCATCCAATAGTAATATTATACTCTAAAAAGCATTTAAATTCAAGTCATTTTTTTAAATGCTTTACTTCTTGTAAGTACTCATAGCACTCCTGCATAGTTAGTCCCTCCATAGGATTAATAAGGTATACCTCATCAAAGTAGTCGCATTTTTTACAATACCAACCCATCCCCTTATCTCCCTCATTATCATATAATTCGTGTTTACATAGTGTATGATGTAAGGGTAGTTCTAGCTGTATAGGATCATTAACCTTTCTAATTATATCTGAAAAGATACAACTAAAAATCCCATCCATTCTAGTATCTCTATATCGGGTTAGCTCTGCCATTTTATTCTGTCTGCTTATCTGCTACTTCTGCAGAGATTTTAATTTGTGCTTCAGCTTGTTGCTTAAAATCCTGAATTAACGGAAATACTCCGGTCTTTGTAGGTAGGTCTCCTAGAATTGAAATTAATCCGTTTAGGTTGTCTAGGGTAATATTTAATTGAATGTTTTGCATAATTATTCCTTATAATTGTTTGATTTCCCAGCCCTTTTCTAAATAAAAGGCTACTCTTTTGGCATTCTGCCGTTGCTCTGTGAACCCTTTAAATTGTAAATCAATTACAATAGGGTCTAATTTACCTTCAGATAATCTCATAACTCTGCCTATAATCTGTTCTAGTGAGGAGGCATAGGCTATTGGAGTTGCTAATATAACACAACTTAGATTGTTCTGAGATATTCCTTCTGAGAATATAGACCTAGACCCACAAACAATATCACATTTACCTGTAGTAATCTTATCTAATTCTTTCTCTCGTTCTTTTGTTTCACCAAGCACTAGAATAGATCTATCCTCTAGTAGTTCATGTACGTTCTGTAAGAATATTACTCTATCAGCTATTATTAGTACTTTGTGTCCTTTATTGGCCTGTACAAGAGCTATTCCTGCAACTAGCTCTTGATAGTCTCTATCTTCAAGTAGTTTAGTTACTTTATCTGCCCAAGTCTTTGCAGCGGGTAGGGATATATTAGTCTTTAAAAGCCTAACACTTGGATTAATGGTATTATTTTGTTTAGGTTTAAATATTCTAGGACCAAAAAAGTCTTTAAACATTATTTGCTTTCCATCTTTTCTATTCATAGTACCACTAAGGGCTATTCGGTATCTTGCGTGGCAACTATCTAGTAAGGATGTAAACGTCGAGGCAGGAGTATGATGGGCTTCATCCATAATAATAGTGCCAAAAGCTTTATCTACTTTTGTAATTACTCGAACTAAAGACTGTATATTAGCTACTACTATAGGAGATTCAATATTATACTTACCCTCTCCGATAGTACCAGGGGTTATATTAAATAATGTTTTAATTTCTTCGGCCCACTGATCTCTAAGTGCTGATGTATGTACTACTACTAAGGTTTTCTGTCCTAATTTATAAGCTATCCATAGGGCAGTAAAGGTCTTTCCCCAACCTACTAAAGCATTTATAAAACATGAATCAAATACCTCATCATAAACTTCTTGCTGTCCTTCGTGTAATGGGAACTTTGGCGCAGGGAAATCTTCATCTACATAAACTCTCTTATCTACTATTGTATACTCCTTAGGTATTAAATCTTCTCTACCTTGAGGAATACTTATAATAGTAGGAGTTACCATACGATAGTTTCTAATTATCTCAAATCTTTCGAACTTCCCCTGCCCTTCTCCTGTTACTATCCTATATGTTAGTTCTTTAAATATCTCTTCTTTATTAGCGGGTAAATCCATGTAGATTCTATTAGAAATTATCGCTTTAGGCATTATATCTTCCTGTGTATATTTTTATGTATGTGTGTAGAAAACCCATATAGAAGATAGCTATGATTAGCTATTTTTAACATTGCGGCATATTCTTCTTCCCTTTCCGGAGGAAATAGGGACATATACCTGCCGGGTAAATCCTCTACTTCAATTATAGTAGCTCCTACTATCCTTTCTACGTTACGTATTTTCTTATAGATAATAGGAACTGTTCTGGTTTTCTCAATAGTAAATAGAGCACCTTTAGAGTCTATAAACCATACCCCTTTCTTAGCTATCTTTAGTAAATCTCCATAATAGAATATTGCTTCTTTAATTATAAAGGGGTTCTTAATATGTAATCTTCTAGAGGATAGTGTGGGTCCTGATATATTTTTATCGTCTACTACTTCTGCTACTTCCTCTCCCTTAGAATTTACTTTAGCATAAAAAATAACGTTATCTATATTGGAGGGTTTACTATTTAGTAGTCTGTATACGGGAAAGACAGCTTCCGATAATTTCATATTTAGCCTCAAATTTTCCAAAAGAGTAGTCTTGTCCAATATCCTGATCTACTCCAATAGCAAAACCTGATATAGAGCACCCTCTATTTTTCTGTGTATTGCGTCTAAGTATCTCACAGTACTCATCTACATGCTCATCTTTAACTATAGCAACTATGGAGTCATGAACTAAAGCAAATATTTTAGCGTCTAAGTTCTTTGACTTAATCTCTTTGTGCGTATCTATAGCCCCCAGTAAGTTTACATCTGAGGCTACTGATTGAATTAGAGCATTTACACCACTACGAACCTCATGTGCTGCTATGCCCTTATCTGAACTAAACACATTTTGTAGTCTACGTTTACGCCCAAAGTGGGAGTACGCAAATCCATTTTCTTTAATAAACTCCTGGGTCTCGTTCAACCATTTACGAAGTTTAGGGAATGTTTTAAAGTACTGAGAAACAACTTCTCTAGCGTCTTCAAGAGTCATATTCCCCCCTTCTTTGTTTACTGTATCAGCCACTTTTTGTGGCCCACTTCCGTATAAGATCCCAAATGTAACAGCTTTGGCCGATTGCCTCTCTAATGGATACAGCTTCTTAACGTCCGCTACATCACATGGAAGATTAAATACTTGTTTAGCAATGCTGCTGTGAAAGTCTCCCCCACTTTTAAATACTGCTTGTAGCGCTAAATCTTTACTAAGAGTAGCGGCATAATATACTTCCGCAGTACTTAAGTCTTGAGATACTATCTTATATCCAGGAGCTGCTTTAATGCATCCCTTAATGATAGGGTCATCTCTGGGTATTTGTTGGGCGTTAAACTTACCACTACTGCTAAGTCTACCACTAGTAGTAAAAATGAGATTAAAATTAGTACGAATACGTCCATCTTTATCCAATTCAGGTAAAATCTTACTAACATAAGAGCTACGTATCTTCCCTAGTTGTCTTACCTTAAGAATTGCAGCAGGTAGAGGGTGTTCTTCACTAAGTTCCTCTAGGACCTCCGCATCGGTGCTTAAAGCACCGGTCTTTGTTAACTTACCTGTAGGGGTTAACTTTAAGTAATCAAATAGTATAACTCGTAATTGTTGTACAGAGTTAGGATTAAAAATCTTTCCAGTATCTTTTTCAAATTGTTTTACTTCTGGAAAAGCGTATACTTCTTCTTTAGCCTCTGTAATCCACTTTTCTAGGTATGCTTCAGCAGCTTCAAGACGCTCTTTAGACATAGGTATCCCAGCCTCTTCTACTTCCATAAGAAATAGTGTACCAGGAATTAATATATTATCATATACCCATTTTAGTTTTTCATGCTTCTGAATAAGAGGATAAAATTTATTATGTAGTTCTAATGTAACGGCGGTATCAATAGCAGCGTACTTACTAATAACATCAAAAGGAATAAGGTCATAGGTAAAATCCTCTTTTAAAATACCTTTCTGTGTACAATAGGATACCTTGAACTCCTCTAGTTCTTTATCATAGTCTCCATATGTAGTAAATTTAATAGCTAAGGCTTTAAGCCCATGTGTGCCTTCAGTCTCATCTAGTACATAATGTTCAACCATTGTATCGTCACAGTCTTCTTTGAATTTAAACCCAAAGTGGTATTGTAACATTTTTTGGTCAAACTTTCTATTATGGAATACAATTTTATACTTATCCCAAATTTGTTGCAATAAACCTACGGATTCTTCGGTAAGACAGTCAGTTGATATATACCTTCCGTGTTTAGGCTTATACGACATCGAGATCCCAATAATATATCCATCTCTAGGATATAGGGATGTTGTTTCAGTATCGAGAGCGACTGCCTCTGCTCCCGAGTTGAGGACCTCCAGTATAAATTCTTTGGCTTCGTCTTCATTATCTATACCTTTAAAATCTCCATCAATAGCAGAGTTAGTTAAGTCTCCAGAAATATACTTATTTATTTGAGATACTGCACGTTCAAACTCTTGCTTACCCTCTGGTCTAAACTTTAACATGGCTGGATTAGATATGGGTAGAAATTTCTCGTCTACGAGAAGTCCTGCACAGTTAGTTACTGAAACCTTTGCAAAGTGTTTAGTAGGCTCAGCTCCTATTGTTACTATAAAATCAAATTCCTCAAGATTGATACTGATATCAACATTCTTTTTGAGCACTTTTTGTAAATAGACTGAAGAAAGATGATAAAGCTCGTATTCAAACTCAAAAAACTTGCTATAGTCTACATTAGTTGGGCATTTATCTATTATTGCTATCTTTGGCATTTATGTATTCCTTTATGCTGTGAATATATTCTTCGGATAATTCACCTGGATCCGTATCTTGTTCTAGTTCTATTATTTCTACTTCTAGTTCTATTTCTTTAATTAAAGGCTCTAACTTTTTAGCTGCTTCGCGGCCTGCGTCATCCCCATCAAACATAATATATATTTTATTCACTCCCTGAGCTTTATAAGGCAATAACTTATTTCTAGTATCTTTTTGTAGTGTATTAGTTCCGAAAGTACATACTACATTAGTGAGGCCCTTGTCATGGCAATTAAGCATATCAAAGATGCCCTCTACTAGAACTATGCTTTTAGTATACTTATCTAATATACAAGGGTATAAGGGGATTACTACACCTGACGGGTAGTTTAAATACCTAGGATTTCCTTGAGATAAAGTGTGTCTACCAAGAAACATTGTAGTCTTATTAGTAATATCCTTAATGGGGAATATGATTCTATCTTCAAATCCTTTCAGTGCTTTATCTTCTGCTGATAAGTAAAAGGCTTCAAAATACTTTAAAGTATCAGAACTAATACCTCTAAATGTATGTGTATAAGGAGTATAGTATTGTGGGTACTCTAGCCCTTCTGAAGATATTTTTAATTGGGACAGCTTCTCTTTAAGTTTAGCTACTTTAATATGTACCTGATTACCTGTTAAAATACCATAGTATCTATATATGTTTGTCTTAAACCCGCAACTAAAACAATGTGTTGCTCCAGATATCTTATCTACTCTACAGCTTGGATTAGAGTCTTCGTGCTCAGGGTTTAAACACTTTATTAGGTAGTCTTTACCTGATATTGTAAAGTATAGTCCTTTTTCTTTTAATAAATCTGCTATATGTTCGCTCATACTGAATCCCATGGTAGGTCAATCGCTTCTTCTTCTACTTTATGTTTACTTCCTTTAGATTTTTTAACTGCTTCTTTCTTCTCTGGCATCTCCATAGTAATTGGACTAATTTTTAAAGTATCCCAGTCTATTGGGGAAGTAAATTTCATTTCACGTCCCCCACGAATCTTAGCTGTCTCAAAAGATACTGCAGAGAGGTCTTTATCGTGCGCTTCCATCGTTAGTCCTATATCAGCAGCATCCAAAATACCTTTAGCAAACCTTGCTTCACCACTTGCGTCGATTTGATATGGCGAAACCATAACAACATCATATTTACGCGCTATCTCTTTCAATTTCTTAGATACTATAATTTGCGGTTGCCAATCAAACTGCGAGTATCCGCCTTCTACGACAATTTGGTTTAAGTAGTCTACAATTACAACTGTAAGTTTATCTCCAAACTTTGCTTTTAGTTTACCTACGTGTAGGTCTACAGAGGTTAAAGATAGCGCCCTATCGTCAATAATAACCATTTGATTATCTTTTTTAAGCTGTTTATCTCTAATGAGTTTAGATTCAAATTCATACCTATTTTTATTCTTTAGGAAAGAGTTTACTAAGTCGTCTGAGTCCTCAAACATGCCTGCTCTAGACTTAACTAGTCGTAGTACTTCATCATCTTGTAACTTGTTTTGCTTAAGATTTTGAGCATCTACTCCCGCCAGGATACTCATAGTACGTTCTAGTGTTTCATGTCCTGTCATTTCAATACTAAAGTATACACAGGAATTACCTGCTTGGTACTGATTTACCATAATATTATTAACGGTAATAGATTTACCAGCACCTCGTTTACCTCCAATAAGTATTAGTTCCTGCCGAGCAACTCCTCCAAGCACAGCATCAAAAGTATTATTAAGTCCTAGGAATACTCGATTCTTTGCACGCTCATCGTCTGGTTGAAATAGTAAAATATCGTTCATAGCAAAAACCCCTTCCGTAGTTAGGGTTTTTTCATCTAAGGTAAGGACTATATTTGCTAAGTTATCTTTAATCTCTACTGTATCATATAAGGGTAGCTTATCAACGAACTTATCTAGCATCTTAATAGTTTCGTTTTGAGTATATTGATCTATAAGAGCATCTAAGGCTACTTCTGCATCTATATCTTCAACGTCTACTAACTTTAATGCAGCTACTACCTTAGCAGTATTTCCTTCTCTTAGAGATACTTCCAAATCATCAAAAGTAGGTATATCACTATATTTACTGTAGTGTCTAGATATAGCTGTATAAACACTACTGTATGCCGAGTCTAGAAAGGATATTTTAAGTTTAGCCCATAACTCTATATTACGTTCTGTAAGAAGTTTATGTAAAACTATTGCGCTAATATCCATTAATCCTCCGAGTGCAATTTGGTCTCATTATCCATAATTACTTCATTTAATACATCCCCTACTTTATATAAAATTTCATTACGAAGCTTATCTAACTCTTTAGGGTATAGATCCCCGCTTTCATATAATATAGATAGTTGATCTCCTGTTATGAGTCTTTGTAGTGCAAAATATAAGTAGTCTATAGGAGTATCTGATTCGGGCAAGACTTTAACTGATGCCACAGCACCATAGTTTGTCTTTGCTTGTTTTACTATTTCTTCAATTAGAAAACTATCGTTATCATGATACTTTACGATTACTTGCATTCTTAAATACCCCTATATTTATTACTTGTGGAATACACTCATGTACATGGGAACGCATATCACAAAGTTTCCAGGTATTATAAATATTCTCCCAATGAAGTCCTGTCTTACCACATATCTTACAGATCTTAGATGTATATTTATAGTATACGTTATTATGAGCTTCATCCATGTCAAAATCAACGTCAAATATATAATCTTCCGCACTCATTTTATTTCCTAAACGAAAAATGGGTAAGAGATTCAATACTCTTACCCATTTCTATACTATACAGCTATTAGGCAGCTACAGCGGCAGCCTTACCTTCAGCCTTAGCACGTTTTGCAGCACCATCGTAATCCTTGACAGTAATACCGCGGCGAGTAAGTAAAGTACGAATACCACGCTCTGTCTTATTAACAGCAGTAGCAATTTCAGTTACAGTCATATTAATAATGTCTGTACCTAGAGTTTCTACACCGTCACCAGACTCCTTAGCGTGACTTTCTTTTTGTGCTGGAATTTTTTCAATTTCGCCAGAGCGAAGCAACGATAAAGCCTTACCCCGTACGCTAGGAAGGGTCTTACCAAGTGAGGTGGCAATTTCTTCAATGAAGGAGCCTACCTTAACCATCTTAACAAACTTAGCTTCTTCCGCCTCAGAGTAAGATCGGGCTACTTCAACCTTTTCAGCAGCTTTAACACTACCAGTTAACTCAAGAGCAAGAATCTTTCCCTGTACTTGTTTGTTATTGAACTTCGCATCAGCGAATTGGTCAGCGATTTCTTTATACGTCAAGTTACCTGCATTAGCAGCAACGAAACTTTTAAGTGCTTCTGTTTCAGACTCGCTAAAAGCAGATACTTTAGTCTTTGCTAGAGAAGCTACTTCAATATCCAATGAACGTAACTTAGACGCGATTGAGCGCTCTGAAACGTCTAGCTGTTTAGCTGCTTCTGCTACTAGGTCAGCGGATACAGGAGTTGCAGATCCTACGATTGAGTGCAACGTTGCAACTGCTTCATCAGACCATTTTTTTGTTTTTTCAGTCATTTTAATTTATACCTTTAAAAAATCTATTAGATTTGTAATAATTGTTATTCCATATTCATCAGCTTTTTGTCGCTTAGAACTGTTCTTGTTATCTTCGTCAACCAGGTAGTCCGTTGTTTTTGTTATATTTTCAACTACGCTAAAGCCAGCATTTGTAATTTGAATTGTTGCTTCTGCTTTGGTTTTAAAAGATTTTAGTTTTCCAGTTATACATATTGTTTTTACATCTGTACTGCTAGAACTACTAATCTGCTTAAAGTTGAAGGGAAGGAACTCTTTCAACTCTTGATACTCATTACTAACCCACTCCATGAGATTAGCTGTTGCTTTTTCACCGAGCCCTGCTTTCTTACATACTTCTGGAGTTATTTCATCTATACTACTTACTACACTTGCTATTTTAGCACTTGCCGTACCCCCTATTAAAGTGATACTAAAACTTGCTAATACTGTTGCTAGTGATGCAGCTTTTGCTCTTTCTATTTCATCCAGTAACTTATTGGTTACTTTTTCACTGCCTAGGGTAGCTATAGTAGTATCCCTATCTAAATAAAAGAGTTCAGTAAGATCAGAGAGATTTAATTTTAAAATTGTCTTTTCTCCAAATCCTTTAATACCTAACGTCTTTGCAAAATGTTCTATTTTTTTATTCAACTGTGCTGAACACGCAAGATTACGGCAGAATAATTGATCGTTCACTTTTTCAAGTGGGTAATCACAGCAAGGGCATTTTGTAGGAATTTGTATTTTCATTTGTATTATTCAGTTTATAATTAGTATTATACGCTCTTTGATAAACAATTTCAAGTCAATTTTTTTGATGCCCAAGCTTAAAAATTTTAATAATTAGTTCTATGAAAGGTACCACACCCAGGGCAATGTAACCCCTTTATTTTAGTGCCCTCATCTGTATGCTCGGTATACTTATTTTCATTTGGGTATACTGTACTACAGCCCCACACTCAGAGTAAGTAAACTTCCTAAAAATTTTTTCATCGTACCCAATAATTTTTGCCATAATAATCTACTCCACTTTATGAGTTATAGTAGGAATGATTTCACCTGAGCGAATAATATGAACCATATCGCCAATTTGAATATCTAACATCTCAATAAACCCGGGGTTATTTAGAGTTGCTCTACTAATAGTAGCATCTCCCAGCATTGTAGGTTCTAATATTGCTACTGGAGTAACTCTACCTGTTTTACCTACCTGCCAAAGAACATCTAATAGTTTAGTGACTGCACCTTCAGGACGCTCTTTCTTAGCATAAGCACCTTTAGGAAACTGAGAAGTATATCCTAACTCGTTAAATCTGCTATTATTATTGCAACGAAACACAATACCATCAGTAGGATAAACATCTTCTAATCCAGAGTCTTTAATTGTATTAAATCCCTGAAGTTTAAGAGCCTTCATATCTTCTTCAAACGTATCTGTAATATTAGGCTGTACGTTGTATGCAAAGAATTCTACTGCTCTAGTATTAAACTCAGAGGCATCTTTAAGATTCAATGCGCCCGCAGCGTAGTTGCGAGCGTTAGGTATATATTTGGGAGCAGCTATCTCCCCGGTTACCTGTACTATGCCAGGAATAGTAATAGACTGGGGGATACGTGAATTACCGATGAATTTATTAGTAATCTCAGTACCTTCGCGACCATCTCCCCTACTAAGAACCCTACTAAGGCTCCCATCAATATATAAGATAGAGATAGCCGCACCATCCAACTTAGGGGAGTATGATATATCCTTTTCAGCTGCAAGAGGATTTTGTTTACCTTCATCCGCATAAAATTTCTGAAGAGAATACATTGGATAATAGTGTTGTTGGATATGTTCATGCTGTACTGCTCCTACCACATTATAATTAGAGGATTCTGCTAGACGGTCAAAGGCATTATCACTTAAGATAGGGTTCCCTTGGTAATATTGTCTAGCACACTCGTTTAGGTACACATGTAAGGGATTGTTCATAGGTTTTGAATAACTTGTCAAATTTAATATCATAAAGAAGTTTAATTCCCAGTAGCATATTAGAGGCAGTATCTAAATCTACATCATCTTCTAGTATGGAGGATAGTACTACATCTATATCTGATATAATACCCCAGCAGCTTAAGATTTTTTGTTCTGTATCAGACATTGAGTATCTCCGCTAAGGGTTTGCTTTCAAATACAAAAGCGTAAAACTGATCAAAAGTACTTAGATCTCCTGCACCCGAACTGTCAGATACTCCTATACAGGATCCTCCCCCGTATTCTGCTTCATATATCCACCACATTAACCAGTCGTACTGATAAGTAGATACTATGCTTCTTAGCATAGTATCTACTGCCTTAGCATATTTTTCATCTATAAGGCCAAATACCATATTAGAATCATTTATACTAACTAATACATTGTTAAAGTTTTCTTCCTTTATACCTTGGGTACGTACACCCTCTATATACTCTTGTAAAATTTTCTTCATAAGTTTCCTCCATTTCAAGAATCTATTATACTTTATTTAACTTATATCTTCAAGTCAATTATTTTCTTGCTAAAGTGTTCAGTTATAGCATCAATACTTTCTTCTTTGGAGCATATTTCAATTAGTCCGTCTAGTAGAGCATATAAATTGCTTATAGTAGCAGGCATACTTGCCCCCTCTTTAGTAGGTATATACCCTTCATCAAAAGATAGAAAATATTTTCGTAGATGAAAATATTGTACTCCTCTAAACTCGTTTACTACCATTCTTAGCTGAGATCCTTTATCCTCGTTCTGACTAAGGATTTTCTCATATAAAGTTTCTGAGTCACTCATACGTAAGGGTTACATACGTAAGGTTTACGTATGTAATCTAATTCTGATGGTTGGGCGCAAGGTAAAATTTCCTGTGCTGGACTAGGATGCGCTATAGTCCCTATATCGTTAAATAGAACAGGCCAGGAGTTACGAAACCTAGCTAATAGGGGGCATATTATTTGACGTATTTGTGGATGAGCACTGTCAGCAGTACGTAGTTCAAAAATCTTACGCCATTCGCGTACATTTGCTGTTACTACAATCTCAGTCTTTAGACTATTCGGCAGCACCGAGCGAGCCTCTTGAGCTTTCGAGCCAACAGCAAGCAACTCCATGTAGCGAAGTTCCGACGTCATACAGGCTTGCTTCCAGTATTCGTACTCCACAGGACGTTCAATATAAAAGAACGGCTCTATTACCGTAATCTCAGAGCCAAACTTTCCTTTACCATAGTTACAATATCTTGTGGACTCTTGTGTAAAGGAACAGATACGGTGTCGAATCATTTCATGCGTAATTCCTCTATCTGTGACAAACTTAACTGTAATGACTCCATGCTCAAGGGTGGATTCATGCTTGAGTGATTTGATGTGTGAAATAATTTTTTCATCTGAGCCTTCTTCTATTCGATCTTCTGATTTATATGCCGTACGAATTGCCACTTCCATAAGCTTGGTCATATTCGGGGTATGAGATAGAATCTCAAAAGACGGTTGTACTATTTTCATATTGAAATTCCTATATCTCTTAATCCCTGTAAGGAGGCAAGTTCCCACCAAGGTTGGTATGCAAATTGTTGTTGATTTTCATGACTTAACCAAATACGGTATACGTTCTCTCCCTCTTGTTTAAACTCTGCTTCTATACTAGCTAAAGAGCCATACTTTACAGAGTATACTAATTCTTTAATAGCGAAAGTATTACGAACTGATTCATCTGGAATTAGGGTAGGCTTATTATACTCTAAGGAGGTATTCCTCTTAGGAATACCGTACTTTTCTAGTATAGAGTTAATAAAGGTTGATCCTCTAAAAGTACTCTTACTTATAGTATCAATAGGGGATCCTTGTAGATACTCGGTTACAATAAAAGAAATCTCATCAGGAGATGCAGGTTTACCTCGTTTATCTGCCCTTAGTTTAGAGTCCCTTTCCTTCTTCTCTTTATATGCTTCTAATAGCTTATCTAGTCTAGATACATTATAAGAAATATTAAGAATTTCACAAGCTGCTTTCTTAGTGCCTTTATTTTCAAGATGCGTAATAACCCTCTCATATGCAGAGTCTGTTAAGTTCTCTAATTCTCTATCCGCCTTTGATCTAGCCATTTTATTCTCCTATTTAAGAGTATATTATACTCTTAAATAGACTTTAAATCAAGTTAATTTTTATTCTGCTCCAAAGGGTTTTCCTGCTAGAACATCCTTTATAAATACTCATCGACTCCCGTGTAGCTGTAGGCAGTACCACTTGTGTGGTCGGGTCTTGCTTGGCCTTGGTGGTCTGCGAGTGTATCTATGTCAGACTAGCAATTCTTCACTTGTTCCTGTGACTCTGCAAGCTGGGTGCGGAGGGATTCAATCAGTCCACATTCTTCTGGTGTATAAGCGCCCGAAGCGTGATACTCTGTTGATAAATTTATACGCGCCCGCTCAACTTAACGTTAGGTACCTTCATGCTGCACGCACCCGAAGTCTTGAAGCGTTTTCAGTTCTGCGTAGTAATCGCTCCCGTCCTGCACGAATGCAAGCTTTCCAGCGTGCTCCGTCTTCAGCATTCTCTTGTCGTAGTCGATCCATTCCGTAGCGTTCCAGAATTGCAATACGGCCTTGCACTTGCCAGTTCCGGGAAATTCTACGTAGTCGCTCTCTGGCTTCTCCCAGTGCTTGCAGGTCTTGCATCGTTCCACGATCTTCTCCCTGTAAAAATATGCGGCGGTACGGCACCTAACCCGCCGTTCGAGTCGGACGCGATGAAGCCGCTCAACTCTACGTTAGTCATCAATGCCCATACACATCATTCCATTTTTCTGCATCGCAAGACGTGTCAGCAATCCATGAAAAAGTTTAGGTGCAAAATTCTCAATGCAGAGATGTTGGCATCCCTTTTGTCTCATCTCCGTAAGTTGTGCCGTGAGTTCACATATCGCTCGAATCTCGTCAGATGTGATGTCTAATCTAACATTCAACACGGACTGCTCCGAAGCGGGGTTCGATTCTTGGGTTTGCTGTGTGTTCATAGTTTCAATCCTCGTTCGTAGTGTTCAGTTGCGGCTTGCCCCTTAGCTCCACGTTAGGTGGCAGCAGTTGATCGCATTTGTTATATCTAGGCAAGAGTGGTGTTGCATCCAAAAATGCAAGCCACCCGTGATTTATGTTATTGCTTATAGTTGCGCGTTTCAGCCAAACCCATCCAATAATTTCGATTGTAGGCGTTGAGCTATGAGTCATACTTGTTCCGGTAAGTCGCGCCAAGCGCACCGGCCACCACAAGAAAACAGTTTTAATACGAGCGCCCATATTTACTCCGTAAAAGTGCCGTCTAACCCATCATTCAAGCGGGAATACGCGAAGCGCATCCCCTTAATTCAGTCGTTAGCCACCTCAATTAGCACATCACCATGACATGCTTTGGGCGAGCAGAAGCAAATCAAATCTTTCCCGGCAAGTTCACGTTTGGCTTCTTCTATCAAGAGCGGCTGCGAAAGTAACCATTCCTTGTATTTCGCAATCACAAGTTCACGAGTACCGTACTCGCTCATAGTAAATGGATTGCCCCACTTGCTTGGCCTGCCAATGTAAACTGCACCTTTCGGCATCCCATCTCGATATTTATTTAGTACCTTTGGCATCAGGCATTTCTCAAAAGTGCTCATAAGTTCTCCTATTTAATTAAAGTTCGTTCAGCTCCTCAACTCTTCGCTAGTGTTGTCGAACATTGTCCGGTACGCTTCACTTTGTGGTGCGTTCCAATCGACAAATACATCTCCAAGCGAAACAAATATTGGCCGCGCCAATCCCATGCGTTGCGCCAATACCGTGGGGCATAAAACGCCAATTACGTTTCGAGTCTTCTTTCCATTGCGACCTGTCGATGTGTAAGATACTTCAAACGGTTCCATAGCCACCCCCTAACCCTACGTTCAACTTTCGTTCCACTTCGGTTGTGTAGCAGCTAAAATAGATAATGCACTATTGGTATAGTCGTTTATGTCACTCACCATCTCTGGGGAGAACTTATCTCCCCAAACTGTATTCAGTACGAATAATATTTCTGCGCTTTTTACCAAAGTCTCACGTAACATCACCACTTGTTCCTGTGACTCTGCGAGCTGGGTGCGTACTCGTTCCAGTTCTGGCCGCAGTACTTCATCTGAATCTCGGTACGCTTCCGCGAGTTCTGATTCCAACTCGGCTATCTTTTTCATAGCAAGTTCAAACTGTACATAATCTATTTGATCGTTCATCATTCACTCTTTCTTAAACAAAATACGGAATATCGACATATTGGCATTTAGGACAGCACATCACCCCTATACGCCCTACATAGATATCAGCATCGCAATTTGATGCATAGTTATCTAGTCCGTTTATCCTGAATTCCTCAAGTTCATCACAGTCATTATCTTCTTTTGCGTTTGGACATTTCATCATTCACCTCTTTCGGTTGTGCAGCAACTAAAATAGATAATGCACTATTGGTATGGTTGTTTATGTTCCTCACTGTATTCGGAGAGAACTTATCACCCCAGACTATATTCAATACAGTCAATATTGTTATCCCGCAAAGCCTCCCGTAACATCACCATTTGTTCCTGCGACTCTGCAAGCTGGGTGCGGAGTTCAGCGAGTTCTGACCTCAATTTGGTTATTGTGTTTTTGTCCACTGTGTACAATCCTTTATAGTCTTCCAACTCTTCATTCACTGAAGATTCAATAGCTACCGCGAACGATAAGACACATTCAAATAATTCTTGATCCGGTTTTGAGTTATTCACGGCTAGCCATAATTGAAGTTTCTCTTTATTGGTCATCTTGATCTCCCTTTCTTAATTCTGCGGTGGCGGTGAGCGTTGATAATACACTATTAGTATGGTCATTTATGCCCCTCACTGTATTCGGAGAATACTTATCACCCCAAACTGTATTTAATACAGTCAATATTGTTATCCCGCGTATCAAATCATTCCGCAACATCGCAACATGCTCCTGTGACTCTGCAAGCTCTGCTTCAGCCTTTTTAACCCGACTGTTAGCGTCGTCAATACACGAATCTTTCCACTCCGAAAGCTGGGTGCGGAGTTCTGACTCACGCTCAGTGAATATTACTAATTTACTTTCCAGCTTGTTTTGCCTTGTTACCTAGTGCAATAAACTGGGTGCGGAGGGATTCATTTTCACATTCCAGATCAATCTGATTTTTAGTAATAACGCATTCAAGTTTATCGTTCTTTTCGGAGAGTTTCTCTTCCAATTCGGCTATCTTTTTACTGGCAAGTTCAAACTGTGCATAATCTATTTGGTCGTTCATCATTCACCCTTTCTTAAAGATACAGCCATATCATACAATAATTTCTCGGAGCATTTAAATCCATGATGCTTTCCACAATCAAATCCATAGTCTTTGAAAGTAGATGGCTCATTCACTTTATTGGTTAGCTGAATTATTACATTCTCCAGCACTTCTGCCTGCACTTCTCGCTTCCACTTCTCGGCTTGCTTTGCGGTGTCAGTGTTTCGTAATTTTTAGATAGTTTCATGTCTAACGCGATTTTTAATTGATAATAGTACCTCTGTTGCGGTACACTCTATTTGCAGAATTTCACCCTCTGTTATTAGTACAGGTATTTCAAAATACATACTATCTCCTGAAATTGATATTCCAGTTAGCATCGCGGGTTGCTTGAATATTCTTCCTATAATCACAGTTTTTCTCATAGTCTAACTTCCTTCCATACGGATTTATAGGTTTTGTTTTGTTTTCTATAATACGTCGTGCACCCCCTTATCATGTCCCGGCGGTGAAGAGGGACTGCCGCGAAACAGCCCGCGTCAGCCCCTCAACTCTACGTTATAAATCGACAAAGTTATATGACTCGGCATCAATTACATCTGCCGCCTTTAGTACTTTATAGCGCATTTTATTAATTTGCATTGTGAGAGGACTTGATGATATTCCCCACTCTTTTGCACACACCGCTATATCATCAAATGTAATTTCTCCATCAGTTTCGTTTGATTCCCACCTAGATTTAAATTCTTGCTTATTCATTTTTTACCTCCCTCGACTATTTTTAGCGTTACCAGACTCATCTCCGTCTCCTATAAAATCGCATAACCTAACGTTCGAGCAAGAAATCCCTTAGGTATAAAATCTTATTATTCTTCATTTTATTTATCATACAAGTAGGAAAGGCAACTTTGTTTTACCAAAATTGCCTTTCATTATTACTTAGCTTGTAATACTGTAATAAAGTATGTTGCTGCTTTACCAGTTAGTTTATCAAGAATCTCATTATCTACTGGAGCGCCTTTTGCTTCAATTTCTGCACGTAGTGCGTTAATTTGGGACTCTTTACTTACACGTTTAGGAGCATCTCCTTCCTTCTTGGAAGTATCTTTACCTCCTGAAGCGGCCTCTTTCTTAACGTAAACCTGAGCCTGTACAAGAATCATACGAACACCATTAGGTGATTGTTCCATTTCCTCCGCAATCTCCTTGATAATTTCTGTTGAAGTCTCGGGAGTAGGGTCAGCGGCTTTGTATGCTGCGATAACTTGTGCTTTTTGTTCTTCTGTCCATGTTGCCATTTTATATTTATCCTTAGTGTAGTGTGTACTGGTAACTTTTTGGATTACCTGATTTAATTAAATCTTCCTCTAAAAGAGCATTATATATATCTAAGTATGCACTTGCTAGAATATATAAACTTTCTGAAGGTAGGGAGGCGGGTTTCATATTACTTAACTCTGTGTTTTCAGTTTCTGCTATTTCTTCTAATGAATTTACTACTTCTGTTGCTTGAACCATAGCGAGATTAAGTATTCTTCTATCTCTTAACTTAAATGCTCTTGGATTTATTCTTTCAATCGCTTCATCCATTATATAATTATACGCCCTTTAGTCAAAAAATTCAAGATTATTTTTTTGAAACTTGGTGCCCCTCCACAGAATCGAACTGCGATAACCTGATTACAAAACAGGTGTAATGGCCATTATACTAGAAGGGCTTTGTTTGGCGACTCGTGGGGGAATCGAACTCCCTTCTACGGATAGACAATCCGCGATAATACCAATATATGAACGAGCCAAATTAGTAGAGTGTCCTGTGTGGCTAGCAACTAGCGCAAGTTTCTAAGATCCGTTTATTAGCGGCTTAACTATTCATCACAAATAGATTACTTAGAAGGATGTAAGTCCCTTTACAGGTAGGGCGATTGATTAGATCACTTTCTCAACAACACTCTTAGAAACATACTAACCCTGGTTGCGCTACCAGTAACCCGTGGAAGGATATAGTCCGGAACATCTCCACATATATTTATTAAGTGGCAGTTAGTATGTTTTTAAGAGGAGACTGTATTGGATTATAAGGAACAGTCCCGAAACCTCGGCTAGATGTTCTAGGCAGCCATAGCGTAAACGCCGTGGTTTGCATTTATTATTTTTGATTTTTAAGTCTTTCTTGACTATTCTTCGGCTTAACTTTTCAATCCAATCGAAGCCTGGTCGAGCCCGCGTCTTGAATCAGTCCATTAAACCATCTACGAATTCTTTAGTCCAATGTAATATCTTGTACTATTGGTCTTAAATACTCTTCCCTTGGCTTAAATACATCATGAATCTTATCATCCTCTGGATGACATATTTCTTCTATGTACCTATCACTAAATTTAGTTCTCCAATGGTAGAATAGTTGTTTATTAGCATCCCACTTGGCTAGAGAAGAATTACGACAAGCCCCTGCATACCAAGTATTGTGTTTTAAATCTTTCTTAGGAATAGTAAAAACCATATGCAATACACCAAAGTTCTAATGCTAGTTTATAAGTTACTACTAATCCTACTATAGAAGTTAGTAGGATTAGTAAGTAGCTTTCAAATTTAATCAATCCCAATACTCCCTTCTAGGTTTATCTCTAATTACTACATCATCAAGTTCGTTCTTTAAGAACTTTCTTATTTGTATTCTTGCATATTGTCGATGTGGCTTTTGTGCATATAAATTATGAAACCATCCAGGGCCTTTAGAATTATACCAGTTATACCCAGCATCTCCGTGGTATTGAGCTTTTCTCTTTTTACCTTCCTGTGAGTTAGGGTCTATAAATATATGCCCTATACAGTATCCACTATACGTCCAATCCCAGTAAAGCCAGTAAGGATCTTTATTTTTTCGTCTAATAGTTCTAGACATGATATGACTCCTTTATAATAAATTATCTAGTTTTTCATATCATACTCCTTTCTTAGATTTCTTCAACTATAAGTTCACTCATTTTTGCAGGTAAAAAATTACGGAAATTATGGGCAATATCATTCTTTTCCATAAGTGCCTCTATTAGATCAAATCTAGCATCTTCAATTGCTTGCATCTCCTGAGCAAATGTAACTTGATCTACTGGTTCTAACTCACTAATATCAACACCAAAATAGGAATTACCATTGGGAGTAGCTAGGGGTATAAATACTCTATTACTAATATCTTTATCTTTCTTAGTATACTTAAATGATAATACATTCATTTCTTTCTCCCGAATAGATTAGTAATATTATTTGGTGTAGGTAGTGTTTCTTCCGCTTTTTTAATTAGCTCTTCTGCTTTTGTAATTGTTTCTTCTGTTTTTGTAACTTTTAGGGACTCTATGTATTCTCTAAGTCCTTTACTTGTTACTTCTATTTTACTTTTTTCAAAGGTTTCAATAATGGTAAATAATATTTGAGTTGCGGAAATCTGCCCACGTACATAGGCCTCTTCTACCATAGATTTAACACGTTGTGCGTATATTTCTTCAAATACTATATCTTTTATCATTTTAAGTCCTTAAAGAGGTTAGTAAAGATTCTTTAAATGTATCTGAAAGAGAGGGAACTATTAGTGTTAGTATTAGTATAGGGGCTAGTACGGTACTGATTACTGTAAATATAATGTATGTTGTTTTTTGTTTCTGAATCATCTGATGTAGTGGCTGCTCTACTGCTAGAGTTCGTAATGCTGGCATAAATAATACTATTTGCGCTGTTATTGCTGTAGTTAGTGCAAATATTATATAGTAACTTAAAATGTCCAAGTTAAGTTCCCTGTACTATTATGCGCTCTAACAGAGAGTTTGTACATCTTACGTTCAATACTCTTAGAGGAAAGAACTTTACTATCTAGAACTGCTTTAATAGCCTTAGGAGTAGTGCTATTAGAACTCTTTGGAGTTTTACGTCTGTACTTTACTGTATGAATAGCTGCATTTATTTGCTCAGCATTTCCAGGATTGCGTTTAAGTGCTCGTTTAAGTTTCTTACGGCGATTTGTCTCCATACGACTCTGTGCCTGATACGCTTTATACGCATCGCTTTTATGTTTACTACTTCCTTTAGTTGCCATATTTCACCTTATATAATGTTAGAGTAGTCCATTTTTTTTCTAAATGGACTAATTGTAGTTCTTCTAGAAACTTTAAAACCTGTACTACATCATCAAACTCTGTACAAACTATTCCTGCCTTATTAAGAAGTATACTTATACTTGTAAGTAATGATTGAGTTAATTTAACCCCCTCATTAGGTATCAAATTTAGTATCTCCTGAAGGGGGTTATAGTATTGCTTAGGAGTTAGTAGATGCATAGTTCTCCGTCCTCGTTTAGTTCTTCCTCTACTTCTCGCATAGCAACCATAGGTTTAGCGAATCGTTTTGCTACCCTAACTGCTCCGAATAGGCTATTAATATCTTCTGCCCCAAAGGGCACTAGTTGTCCAATAGTATTTTGAATACGAAATATGTCTCCATCAATAGATAGACAGTAGTCAAAGAAGTCTCCGTCCTTATTAATAAATGGTTTAAATCCTTCCTCTACTAGAGCATCTGCGTCTGTTTTTGTAAGTGAGCCGAATAGAATATTTATAGTCATTTTATCTTTCTTATTGTGGTTAATGTGTCATTTCAAGAATCTATTATACGCTAATTTAGTTCTTTAATCAAGTTAATTTTTGGCGAAACCTTAGGGAATTGAACCCCATCTGCGAGCGTTTGGAGTGCTGCGTGCTGCCGTAACACTTAGGTCTCAAAAGTCTTTGAATAGAGCAGTATGAAATACTGCTCTTAAATTTTCTACGATTATTGTATTATCTTCATCCCCTACAGGTAGTAGGATAGATTTACCTTCTATAAAGTTTGATAAGGCATTCCAGCTACCTACTTTACGATTAAATTGATCTTTTTCAGAACAAAAAGATACTGCTACCCTTACCATACGCCCACGAATATTATCCGTGGTACGCTGCCATGCGAAGGTATATCCCCCCATATTTCCGTATCCGTTACGGGTATGTACTATGTGTATTCCTTTTGAGTTAGCATGACATAGATAACCATCATATACATCTGCATCAAATCCTACTTCATCTAATTGGTTAATTTTCATTTTATTGTTTCCTCACTGTAAGAATATATTATACTCTCATTTGATGATACTTTCAAGTTAATTTTTTCTAAATCTTTAATTCTTTTAGCGGCTCTTTTAAGTATACCAAGTAGCTCTTCCATAGAGTACCCTATAGACTCCTTACCTGGAAGCCCCCAGGCAAGTGCTTTATCTATGTCTTTTAAAATATCTCTATCACTTTGACGCCTAGGATCTACTCCTCTATATTCCTCTATCATATGCTATCTTTCTTTTAATCTGTTCTAAGGAAATAGGGGCATAATTCATATGAGGTTGTTCTACACATACACTAAAGTATCTATTATCTATAGATCCGTCCTCTTTAGTTACATTATATGAGTGTAGATGCCCATGAATATTAACTGGCCATCTTGTAAGGGACGCCGGATGTAGGGGTATATGACTTAGAATGAATCCATCTAATTGGTGTGTTCCTCTCACGTCATCAAAGTATTGGGAATACTGAGACATTTTTAACTTATCGTGGTTTCCTTTAATAAGGACGTGTTTTCCATTAAGATTACTGAGTATCTCTAAGTGTCTATTACTAAAGCAGAAATCTCCTAAGTGGTATACTCTATCTTCTTTTCCAACAACTAAATTATGTGCACATATCATATATGCATTCATATCCTGTATACTAGTAAATCCAGGACGAAGTTGTTTACCCTCTACTAGAAAGGTAAGAATATTGCTATGTCCATAGTGTTCATCACTAATAAAGAATACGTTGCTCATTTATTATTCCTGTAAATTACACAACCAATAATGCTTTTCTTCGTTATAGAGTTCCCAATAGTACTCCATTTGATCTATTGACCAATCTTCTTCACTTCCCTCATTTGTTTCATAGAGTCCATAAGACTCAGCGTTTCTAAGGGCTTCTTGCCAGGCCCAGTCATCAAGTACTGTATCGGGGATTTCATCGGGAACTTCTACTACTTGATTTAAGTCCATACCACAGTATCCTGTGGAGGCATGCACAAATATTTTTTTCATATCTTTCTCCATTTGAAGAAACTATTATACTCTAATATAGAGGAGATTTCAAGTAAGAGTTTTGGCGGATAGTCTTGGAATCGAACCAAGTTCTTACATTCTTCAGACGCACGCTAAATCACCAGACTAGCTCACTATCCATAGTGGTACTTCGTGACAGTATCGAACTGCCGTATCCGCTGTGTAAAAGCGATGTTCTACCATTGAACTAACGAAGTATATTTTCTATTGACTAAATGAAGGGGTTGTATCTTCGAGCAGGGTGCTACCTCCAAGTAATCCGTACTTTACAGAGATACTAGCTTAGTCAATAGAAAATGGGACTGTTTAAGGTACAGTCCCTAACCTTTTACTTAGTTGTTGGAGTAGCTGATACTGTTTTAACTTCTGCTACTTTCTTATGCTTAACTACCTTAGTATGGGTAGATTTAACACTAGAAGCTCCTGATACTACTAATACGTCGGCTCCAAATGAATTTAACGAGAGTAAAAGTCCTGCAATAATGATAACTGATTTCATATTTCTTCCTTATTTTTTAACTACTATATTTATCGTTCAAAGTACAACTTCCCGTAGTTTATAGGGAGAACTTACCAGTGCCGGATAATTCCAGCTATAATGAATAGATTTGTAACAATATAGGTTATTACTATTATTGTACGAATTATCGCTACGCGATTAGATTCTAGGTCGCAATCTGAGGCTTTGTTACCAAGGGCTTTAGCCCATATTCGCCATACATTTTTCATAAAAGTTGGAGCGTCCGTGGGAAGTCGAATCCCATCTTTTTGCTTGGAAGGCAAAAGCCACACCTTGTGGACGAACGCATTGATTGGGGTAAAGCCGGGAATCGAACCCTGGTCACCTGTTTCACAGACAGGTATTCTAACCACTGAACTAACAATACCATTGATTGGAGGGGGGCCCCACTATTACGTCGAGCATTAGTGTTAGAATAGAACCTAGGAATATCTAACCTCTTTATTGGCTAGTTTAATAGCCTCCCCCATAGACTGGTTCTCCCGCCAAGAATCGAACTTGGAATTGACGATTATCGGTCGTCTGTTATACCCGTTTAACTAAAGGAGAATTATTTGGTACCCCGCAAGGGAATCGAACCCCTATCTTATCGTCCGTAGCGACACGTTCTAGTCCATTAAACTAGCGAGATATGTGGTACCCCTAGACAGAATCGAACTGCCAATAAGGGAGTAGAAATCCCTAGTTATGTCCATTTAACTATAGAGGTATTATTTATAGAATATATGATTACCAATTACTGCAACACGAGTAAGATTCCATCTTGGATTTACTGACCTATTATGAAAATGGGTAGCTCCATGGGTAGGATCCTTAGATCTACCTAGTAGAGCCTCTCTAGCTACCTTCTTTGGTATTACTAGATTTTCTAAGGTAGGCTTTGGTAGTTTCATACTTGTCCAACTAAACTGATTAGGCTGATATACTACTTTACAAACATTATTTGGGTATATATCACTATGTACCCTATTTATAGTAACATGAGCAATGGCTCTTTGTCCTATAATTGATTCATTGCCTGCCTCATGGAATATATTTAAGGCAAGACATAATACCATTGCATTTAGCGTCATAGATGTACTCCCTATGGCTATTTAATATGGCGGAGAGATAGAGGAATCGAACCCTTGGCTTGTTAGCTCCGACAGTTTTCAAGACTGTGCTAGTATCCCCGACTAGATAACTCTCCATTTATATTTCCAAGTACCCAATAAATCCTTCTCTTTTAATTTCTGCTTCACATATTTCGTCAGTAGTTTTCAAATGAGAAAACTTAGGGTGACACATATCTTTTAGTAAGTCTAAGATATTGTCCGTTACTTCTTCTGAGGTTTGTATTACCCCATCATACCAGTTATAGTCTGCTAATAGATATGTTTTCATTTTGTATTTGTGGCGGAAAGTTAAGGATTCGAACCTTAGGGAAGTCTTGCGACGACCGTCTGTTTAGCAAACAGATGCAATAGACCACTCTGCCAACCTTCCAATTAGGGCTTAGGAACTATCTATATTGGGGCTAATCCTATAGACGTATATGTAGGAGGATTTCCCCTATAAAGATAGTTCCTAAGCCCTAAAGCTTAGTAGGATCATTCCACTCCTAAAGGTTTTTAACCCATATTCTCACTCAATCGGATATACTCAAGTACAGCTTCTGAGAAGCCGGATACTGTTTCGTATACTCCGCTGTTAATACCGTTCTCATAGGCTGCTACATTTACTACGTAACCTTTACCTTTTGGATTAGGTAATCGAGTATAAGACTGTTCATCAGTAAAGACGATTACCCTATCATATGAGCCTTTGTTTACCTTATCTATAGCACTTCCTGTATCAGTACCACCATGCGGTTGAGAACACTGTAGTTGCTCCCGCAATGCAAATCCATGTCTTGGAGAGACTCGTATACACTCATCACTAAATGTATAGATCTCTACTTCTTCACAGATTTCACGACAAAGCATAGCTAGTGCGGCAGCTGCATCAAATCTGTCCAGTTCTGATTTAGCACTAACAGTAGTCCCAAACATAGAACCGGATACGTCTACTAAAAGTACTGTTTTACCAGGGATTTTAGGAGCTTTAGCTAGAGAACGTAACATCATTTCTTCTAGCATATCTTCCAACTGAGGGACATGTTTGGCGGCTGCAACATAGCGAAATGGCAAAACCATATCTATATTAACAATATCCATAGCATAGGCACGTATTTTGCTCTCATTAACCCCTGCTTCGGTCATATTACGCAGATTACGCAGGAACGCAAGAGCACCTAGCTTATTTTCGTCCATAAGACGAGAGAAAGTTTCTAGTTTATCTGCTCCATTAGAGAGGGCAACTTCCCAAGTATCGGGAGTTACTAACTCCTTTGCCGCGATACGTTTAAATAACTCCGCCCTAGCTATATCAGTTGGCTTAGGATGACACATAAACATAACATCACGTACTGAAACAGCTGAGTTATTTTTATCCCACTTAGCGAGCTGATACTCATTGAATCGATTAAATGCCTTAGCTAATCCATTTTTAACTTGATTAGAGATTGCACTCTTACCATCTTTCCAGTAAATTGAAAGAAATTCTCCCATTTCATCTGGACGTTGAATAACTGCATCCAGCATTTCTGCACGCATACGCCCTGTGCGAGCTAATTCACGTATTAGGTATAAAGGTACATGGCGAAGTTTGTACTCTGTTCGCGCAGATTGTGCCAAATTAGAGACGAACGTGGGGTCAGCGACTGCGACCAAGTTCTTCAGGATCTCAGCAGAAGACTCGCCATCAATATAAAATTGATTCTCCCACAACATATGAGCTAGGGTCATGCGTTTGAGTTTAGATTCCGTACTAATAGTACGTACTGGTAAACTGACATGATTAGTACCTTGCATTTTTTCTTTAAGACGCTGATTAAGACTTGACATATTATCTCCAGATTAGCTAGGATTAGAATAGGGAATGTAGGGAATAAATTGAAACGGTGCTTTGTTTATCCATATAAGAAGTAACCGTTTCTTCACCACTACATTTAACTGATATACAGAGAACAAATTGAAACGGGCTTATAGAGTATTATGAGTACCCTTTTCTTGGCTGAATGTAAGAAGTAACCGTTTACATCACTACTGTATTTATTTAGTGTTCTTAGTAACAAGCAAAACAAGAGCGTCACCTTATTTCTATACCTTGTAACAGGGTGACGAAGTCAAGTTTGTAACATGTACCTTTTTCGATTTCTATACTACATTACTGTAGGCTAATATCTTAGGGATCCCTCTATCATAGATGAACTTGTTTTTATCAACATAAAAACACTAAATAAATACTTTTCTTGCATTTCAAGAATCTATTATACGCTGTTTAGCTAAAAGATTCAAGTTTATATTTGGCAGAAGCATTCTGATTCGAACAGAAAATACAAACGTCAAAGGTTTGTGTGATAACCGGTTTCACTATGCTCCAACTGATTTGGCTCCATCTGAACGATTCGAACGTTCCTCTTACGGTTAACAGCCGTAGGTACTCACCGAGAATACTAAGATGGATTTGATACTGGTAGGAGTGGAGAGAATTGAACTCTCATAGACCGATTAAAAGTCGGCTATTCTACCCTTGAATTACACTCCCACGATTCTGTCGTGAAATGTGTTTATTTGGATCTTTCATTTAAATACTCCTTTTACTAGGCTTTCTACATCTTTTTTAGTTGGAGAACCTACGCTAGCTCGGTCTATTAATTCTTGTGATGTTTTAATACAGGTTCCTGTACAGTACTGGCACTCACACTCATCTTCTTCTATATAGGATTTCTTATTAAAGATGGTGTCCCAATTACTTTCAAATACTTCTTTAGATACTGCCAGAGGACGCTGTTTATCGCCTTTTCCATACATATTACTTCCTTAATTTGGTGGAGAATATGGGAATCGAACCCATCGGCAGCTGCTTGCAAAGCAGTCAAGAACCCCAGCTCAATCATCCCCCGTATTAGTGATAGACTACTTATCCTATTATACTCCGCCTATCAAGGAGAGATTCTTCTTGTTTTTCTTCTATCTAAGTATGTTCTTACAGCATCTTCAGGCATACTTTTATGAGGTTCTTTTTCTAGTTCTTTTATTAACTCTGGTACTAAATCCTTACGAGGAATAGGAAAAACCATTTCTCTATACATCCATATATTTCTAGTTTCTTTAGGTACAAAATGTTTAATACCGTCTGAGCGCATAAATCCTACATGAGTATCTGTTTCTTCAATAAGCTCAAATACTATATTTGGGTAAGATATATCTTTATACTTAGCTCCTAGTTTCCAGAATGGATGCATAGGTATCCTTTTTTATATTGGTCAGTTCGGTAGGATTTGAACCTACGATATCTCACTTCCAAGGCGAGTGACTTAGACCAGACTAGCCTACGAACTGTTATTTGGTAGCGACAGGTGGAGTCGAACCACCGGAGGTAGGCTTATGCGCCCACCTGAATCCTATTCTCATCGCTATTGTTTGGTTGCGGAATCTGGAGTCGAACCAGAAACGTCAGGTTATGAGCCTGCTAGGATACCTTTTCCCCATTCCGCATCTTATTTCTTAATATCAATTGCCATTTAAAATACTCTTTAGTGGCTTTAGTAAACTCTAAAGCTTCTTCTTTTGATAAAAATACTATTTGGGCAGAAGGAAGCTTACTTAGTCCTAGTAGTTCTGTTTGTTCTTTAGAGTCAAAGAGTACACTAACTTCATCTTTAATTAGCCAGGTTTCAACCATTTTGAAACTCCTTAATAGCTTCTGGTGTTACAGATGCATATACTCTAAAAGTAGTCTTACCTACTTTATCATATAAATCATTTGCCTGTTTTTCTAGGGAGCATAAAGTTTCTATAGAAATACTGGCACATTTTACAAACCTACTCATATATACTTCAACTAAGAAGTCTTTATCATATGCTTTAGCCATGTTATTTCTCCATTTAAGAAACTATTATACACTATAAGCAGTATGTTTGCAAGTCAATATTTTTTATCCTATATCTAGTACTAATTCTTCATTAAATTCTATGCCGTTTTCTGCCCCATATCCTTTAGGGTTGCATCTTACTTTAGTGCCATAAGAATAACTATAGTTCATACTACAGTGTGTATGCCCGTGAAAATGGTAATTAAACTTTTCATGGATCTCCTTAGGAATTTTAGTAGCAAATCCAGGAGTTAGGGGATCGTCCCTATATACATGATGTATAGATAAATCGGGACAGTAATGTGTTATAAGTACAGATGTTTTAGAGGGCTTAACTTTACTAAGAAAGTCTAAGGATTCTTTATTCCAGTTTATAAAATTTTGAGGTATTATACTGCTTCCTCTATACTTTATAAAATTGGCATCATTTAATCCTCTTTGCCATTTACTACCGGAAAACTCAGGTACTCCATATAAATTAAAATCAGTCCATAAAGTAGTACCATAGAATTCTATATTATCTATTTCTACACAATCATTTAACATAATCTGTATATTAGTCTCTTTACGATTATACTCTGCATACCTACTTTGTAGTAGGGCATAATCATATCCGTAATACTCGTGGTTTCCAGGTACGTATAATACTTTAATATGCTTAGGAATGTACTCCTCGGCCCACTCAATACCTTTCATTCCAGTAGAAATATCTCCTGCTAGTATAAGTACCGATTCTCCATGATCTACATACCTATACTCTGGATATTTATATCCTAGATGTAAGTCTGATACAAGTTTTACTAGCATACTACCTCCTTAGGCAGTATCCCTAAGATATTGCTCAATTATTTTATAATTCATCATAGATACCACATTATCAAAATCTTTTTCTAGGTGGAATCTAATAGTAGTCTGCCTCCCCATCTTACGCATTTGCGTATAGGCACTTAGATGTACTCGGGACTTAGGGTCGAATTGGGTTAGTTCTTTATGGGTTAAAACTGGCATCTTTATCTCCTTTTGTTTTATTTAGTAGACTTATTGAAATCTACTAAATAAAACAA